CAGCAGCTCTACAGGAACCTCTGGCCTCCGACGCAATCCTGGAGTTCGCTAAGGAGAACGGCGTAAACATCGAACAAGTGATCGGCACCGGTAAAGACGGCCGGATAAAAAAGTCTGATGTCGAAGCGGTAATTGCGGCTCAGGATCTTGCCTAATGCGCGTACTCGGCTTTGACATCTCGCTAAAGCGCTCGGCGGTCACGGTCGAGAAAACGCTGTCTAACGTGCCTGTGTCGCGCGGCTGGTGGCCGCTTATCAAAGAACCGTTTACCGGCGCCTGGCAACGCAATAAAGAAGAGCGATTGGATACTCTGCTGAACTATCCAGCGCTTTACGCTTGTATCTCCCGCATCGCGACAGACATCGGCAAATTGCCTTTTACCCTGAAGTCGCGCAATGCGAGAGGCATTTGGTCCGAGATCGATAGCCCGGCGTTTTCCCCCGTCCTGCGCAAGCCAAACCACTATCAGACCGGCCAGCAGTTCCGCGAATACTGGGCGCTGTCCAGGTTGACACAGGGCAACACCTACGTGCTCAAGGAACGCGATCAACGCGGCGTCGTCGTCGGGCTGTACGTCCTCGACCCCTGCCGCGTAATGCCCCTGGTCGCGGACAACGGGGAAGTGTTCTATCAGCTCTACACGGACAACCTGAACCAGTTGCCGGACGGCTTCGAGCCACTGATCGTTCCGGCGTCTGAGATCATCCACGACCGCTGCATCTGCCCTTTCCACCCGCTTATCGGCTTACCGCCGATCGCTGCGGCCTACCTGCCGGCACTGAAGAACATGCGAATCTTGCGATCCTCCGCAGAGTTCTTCGGCAACAACGCCCAGCCGTCCGGCATTCTGTCCGCCCCGGGCGCGATCAGCGATGACACCGCTAAGCGTTTGTCTGAGCACTGGAACACGAATTTTACTGGCGAGAACGCAGGTAAGGTTGCGGTAGTCGGCGACGACCTGAAGTTCATGTCGCTGAGCTCGAAGTCGGTAGATTCGCAGATGGTCGAACAGCTCCGGTATTCTGACGAGCAGATTTGCCAGCCGTTCGGCATCCCGCCGTTTAAAGTTGGACTCGGCACGATCCCCTCCGGCCTCGGCGTGGACGCGATCAATCAGCTTTACTACGACGATGCGTTGCAGGCCCCAATCCAGGCTATGGAAACGCTGTTGACCGAAGGGCTTAACGCGACGCCCTACAAAGTGGACATGGATGAGACGGTGCTTATGCGGATGGACGCAGGCAAAAAAGCGGACTACCACAAAACCCTGGTCGATGCGGCCTTGGAAACGATCAACGAAGGCCGGTTGGAGTTCAACTTGCCTCCGCTTGATGGTGGCGATACGGTCTACAAACAGCAGCAGGACTTCCCGCTTAACGTGATTAAGGATAACGTCTTGCCGACGCCGAACGCACCGACAGTCGTCGAGGCACCTGCTGCGGATCCGGTCGTCGACGACCAAACACAAAAAGCTCTCGCCGAACTGTTTTTGCTTAAGGCAGTCCAGGCCGCACGAATTGAGGTTACCCGATGATCGACCCGGTAGAGTTCGGCAAGGCCATGGGTGCCTTGGTAAAGGAGGCGACCGCGCCTTTGCTACAGCGAATCGACCAGTTGGAAAAGCAACTGGAGGCAATCGTCGTCCCCTCGGCGGCGGATATAGCCGCGCTAGTTGATGTAGACGCCCTGGCTAAATCGGCTGCCGCGTTAGCGCCGAAAGCAGAAAACGGAACTTCTGTTACTGCCGACGACGTGCGCCCCCTGGTCGACGAACTGGTCTCGAAAGCTGTTGCCGCATTGCCGGCGCCGGAGAATGGAAAGGACGCCGACATGGAAGTGCTCAAATCCCACGTCGGCGAACTGGTGAAGGCTATTCAGCCCGCCGCGCCTTTACCGGTGCCGTCCGTTGAAGAAATCGCCGGTACATTCGAACGTCGCTTCTCCGACCTTACGCTGTCTTGGGAGCGCCAAGCGCGCGATACTTTCGAGAAAGCCGCCGATCGTATGCCGAAACCGAAAGACGGCCGTGACGCGCTAACCTTGGAAGACTTTGATATCACCCTGGCCGACGACGGCCGCACGGTCACCGTCAAGATGCAGGCCGGTGAAACCGTTATCGAGAAGTCGGTGAAGATCGCTGCTGTGATCGACCGTGAAACGTTCAAACATGATGGCGCTTACGAGAAAGGGGACGGGGTGTCCTACGGCGGCAGCTTCTGGATCGCCAAGTGCGACGCGCCTAAAGGTGTGCCAGGTAGCGGCGAGACAGATTGGCGATGCGCAGTCAAGAAAGGGCGTGATGGTAAGGACCTTCGCGAGAACGCGTCCACGTTTGACGCTAGCAAAGGGGTGAAGCTGTCATGAGGTATGTCACCCTGGCGCGTGCTAAGCAACACCTGAACATGGACCACGACCTTGATGACCCTTTGATCGAGGTCTACGTCCAGGCGGCGTCAGGCGCGGTAAAAAACTACCTGAAAAGCGCTTCACCTTACGAGGTCGAGCGCGACAGCAACGACGATCCTATCTTGGACAGTTCGGGCGACCCGGTTTACGTCGTTGACAGCTCCGGCGACAAAGTTGTCAGCTATCCTGTACAGGCATCCGTCCTGCTGATGGTTGGTTTCCTGTACAAAGACCGCGATGAAAACCCGGACAGTGCTTTTGATAGAGGATATCTTCCTAAACCGGTAACTGCTCTGCTTTATAGCTTGAGGGATCCAGCATGCCAGTAGGCGACTACATACGGAAATTGTTTGGCGGCCCGTACCGCAAAGAGACGGCCATGGGCGACACAACCCACGCCGAGCGTGTTATCGCCCATCCACCTTTCGATCTGCTGACTGACGGAGGGGACGGCCCTAACCGCCGCCTGCGAGTAGACACAGGGCAAACCGGATTTTTCGGCAGACGCATGTGGCGACTGTCCTACGAATTTACAGGGCTTGATGCTACGCCTCTAGTGTTCAAGGTCACGGTTCCGGTTAACTTCATCATCCACCACCAGCAACTAGCAGTTGATGAGGGTGGCGTAGCTCTGCGAGCGTACCGCACCGGCCAGGGTACCGAAGGAGGAACGTTCAGCACTCCGGTGCCAATGTACTCCGTCAACTTCATGGACGAGAAACCTGCTTACGCGTTCCAGGCAACTGTTTCTACCGGCGGAACCTTTACGCCGTCCGCGCCATCTGTCGAGACGATTCGAGTAAGAACAGCAGGGGCCACCGCGCAGCAGTCGACAGTAGGTGAAAGCTCCTTCGGCGAGCGCGGCCTGTTGTTCGATACCTACTACCTGGTCGTCTCTAAGCTAACAGGGGTCTCCGGCGCGTCGTCCGGCGTCTACACTTTGATCGTCGAGGAACGTCCATGAGCCGCGCCGGCCAGTACCGCCATAGGGTGGATATCCAGGATTGGACCGAGATCCGCGACGAGGAAACTGGGGCCTTCACCGAGGCCTGGGTAACCGTCCTCGAGAACGTCCCGGCGCGCATCGCCCCTGCCAGTGGGCGGGAATTCCTGGCCGCTGCGGCGATCCAGTCCGAGATCATCGCGCGCATCGTGATCCGACAGCGCCCCGGCCTGAATGCCAAGCAACGCATTCTGCACAACGGCGACATCTACAACGTACATGCCTGGTTGCCGGATCAGGAAAGCGGGCGCGATTACGTTAGCGCACCCTGTTCTTTGGGCACCAATTTAGGGTAGAATTCGCCGGCACGTGCGGCGAATGGCTTAATGATGCGTCTATTCGGACAGCGGCCACTGTTTCGCATCTCTGGAGTCGGGATCTGAGTTCCCGGACAAGTCCTACACGTAAGTCGATACGTAAGCGGTAGGGTCAGCCGAAAGGCAAGAACAACGTTTACGGGCGCGCTGCCAGAATAGGAACACCAGCCACGTGCATTCCTCTAAAACCTTCGTCTGCATCGCCTCCGGCCCAAGCCTCAACGCGCACGACTGCGAACTCGTTAAGCAGGCAGGCCTCCCTACCATCGCTGTGAACAACTCTTGGCAGCTAGCCCCGTGGTGCGATCACCTTTACGCAGGTGATCTCGCGTGGTGGGATGCTAACGTGAGCCAAGTGCCAGAAGGCCCTAAGCGTTGGACGTGTACCCGCCAGGCGTCCGCAAAGCACGCTCTCCACTTGCACACCGCTTACGGGGAGTACAACAGCGGGTTACGTGCGATCGAACTGGCATTCCAGTTAGGCGCGGAATGCGTTCTGCTTCTTGGCTACGATTGCACTGTGCAAGGCGGTACGCACTGGCACGGCGACCACAGAGACACGAAGAACCCGGACGAAGCGTTGTGCAGGAAGTGGAATAAGCAGCACGCGAGGTTGGCGCAAAAGTCACAGGTCATTAACTGCTCGCGTGACACAGCGCTGACTGCGTACCGTTTAGGCATGTTGGAAAAAGAGTTGCAAAAGGTTGTTGACACTTGTGATGCGAGTGACTAGAGTTCGTTTCAGCGGGCAATTAAGTAAGCGCACTGGCGAGACCAGTTAAGCGGGACTTTCTAAAACCTAACGAAATCGGCCGATAAGCGTTAGGGGTCCCCAACAGAATTCAAAGGGCTGAAAGCGTGTAAGTCTCCAGGTTAAAAGCTGGAGCGTTGAAAACGTAGGGGGTGAAAGGCCTCCAAGCCAACCACTCAACCAACGCCGCAAAGAGGACTCGGAGCCTCTATAAAAATTCCGAGGCCTATTCCCGTCGTGCCCCCCTTGACCCGCTTCGGCGGGTTCTTTTTGAACGAGGCTTTATGATTATTCATTCTATGAAAGGACTCGGAGATAACGTTTATCAACGAGCGTTCATTAAAGCTTTGCCGAAGCCGGTCTACCTCGACACCCCCTGGCCGGAAATTTACCAAGACATCCCCGGCGTCCACTTCATCCGCCCGCAAACCACGCTACGCACCCAGGCGAAGAACATCGCGCGCCATGCCGATTGGGTAATGCCGCCGACTCGCCAACCTACCAGACAGATCCGCTACGGCGCCGAGGGCATCATCCCCGGCATGACAGCAAGCTTCGGCGTAGCGCCCGGAGCGTTCGATCTCCCTCCACTTCCTCCATCACCTGAGCAGGGTAAGTACGTCGTCGTGCGGCCTGCTACGGTGCGTAGCGAGTGGCGCGCCGATACACGGAACCCTGACCCTGAGTACATTTACCGCGCCGTTTGGGAAGCGCGCTTGAGAGGCTATCGGGTTATTAGTGTGGCGGACTTGGTAGAGGGTCAAGAGTGGTTAGTAGGGCCAGCGGACTATCCCGCCGACGTGCGCTACCACAAAGGCGAACTGCCGGTCGAACAACTCCTGTCGCTCGTGGCTAACGCCTCGGCGGTGATCGGCGGTATAGGATGGCTGGTGCCGGCAGCGATTGCGGCTAAGGTTCCCGCATGGATCATCTGCGGCGGCCAAGGCGGGTTCAACGCGCCGGAGCTAATCTGCCCCACCGGTAGTACAATTACCTTCGCGGTGCCGGACAACTTTTGCCACTGCCGGCTCAAAACACATAACTGCGACAAGAGGATTTCCGATTATGACTCAAAGCTTGCCGACTGGACTGGAAGACACCTTCCTCTGGTCACCCTCTAAAGGGCAGGGGTTTCATACCCGCCCGGCCATGCTCTACGGCGGCGAGTATTTCGCCAACTATCAAAAGCTTGACGCCACGAAAATGGGCGGCCTGCTGACCAAAGCGCGGGTCGAACTGGTGCAGAAAT